CTAAGGGCGATGTCAATGAAGCAGAGTATCAAGGTAAAGATGTTCAACTTAACAAACCAAAACGTGGTGGTAGTAAAAAGTATTATGTATATGTAAAAACACCAAAAGGTAATGTTAAGAAAATTAGTTTCGGTGATGTAACAGGACTAAAAACTAAAGCAAGTAATAAAAAAGCGGCTAAGAGTTTTGCCGCAAGACACAACTGTGAAAAGAAAAACGATAAGCAAAAAGCAGGATATTGGGCATGTCGTTTACCTCGTTACGGTTTAGTTAAAGGCGGGAAGTGGTGGTAGACAAACCATATCAAGACACACAACTTACAGAAAACAAGTTCCAAAGAATATTTCAACAAGATGTAGAGACCGAAGAGTTAGTGTGGCACAGAGATCACAATGATCGTGCTGTAAAACCTACATCAGGCAAAGGCTGGAAAATACAACTTGATAATAAACTCCCTATGCCATTAAACATCAATGAATCTATATATGTTCCTAAGAATGTATACCACAGATTAATCAAAGGAAGAAGCACTGAAAACTTGGTTGTAGAAGTAACCGAGTACGCTGAAGGCTGGGGTGCTCAAAGTGATTAAAATAGGTGTTGCTGGTGATAGTTTCTTTTCCCCATATAAATCCAAACAAATACACTTTGCAAATCATCTTGCAAAGCATTATAATGCAGAATTAATTGCCACAGGTAAACCAGGCGGCAGTAACTTATTCATCAGACAGCAACTTGATTTCTTGATAGACGAACAAGTTGATTTTATTGTATGGGGTACTACTAACAGTGATAGAATAGAGTATGCACATCCAGACAGTAAATCTGGTTATGATAGCGACAAAGGTTTATTTAATTACACATACGATCAACACGATATTCCATTAAGTGATGATAGTCGTTTTCTCAACAATGTTGTTGCTGATACAATAATCAACATAGTAGATACAGAAAACGGTAACCCAGGTTCATATTCACCTAAGCAATTACAAGTTATCACAGACTGGTTTCATAACTTATATGACTCCAACCTTCTTCAGGTGAAAGATATATACTTATGTGAAAGTGCTGTGCAAAGTTTAATAGATTCAGACATACCGTGGTTAGGCTTTTTAGGTTCAAGTTACGTGCATCAGTCTAAGTTTTTTCAACGCAGAGAACATCTTAAGAACATTGTGTGGGATAAAGGTTCTGCTTCAGTGGCATGGGAGCCGCATCGGGCTATGACTATCGAAATGGAAAGAGGTATAGAAAATCCATATCATTTTCATACCAGCGAAGAAGGACAACGCACAATAGCAGATGGTATAATTAACCACGTTCAAGAACACCATATTTTTTAAAATTTACTAATAAATACACATATGAGCTATATTGAACTGATAGATTCAGATATCGATGAGGCACGTTTATGGTATGAATTCAGAACTGTCTTAACAGATAATGAATTGTACGATTATAACCAAATAAGTATTACCAGCATAGATGGTAACAACGATTGGTTTGGCAGTGTAGGTAAAATTGCCAAACTCAAACATCCAGAAAGATACTACTCTAAATTAAATAAAGCATTTGTGGGCACGTATGTGGAAGAAACACTTGCAAGATACCCACAGTATTATAGATGGCGAGCAATGAAACTATTGCCTAAAACAACATACACAGTACATGCTGATCACAACTTTCAAAAAACTAATATAAGACTACACATTCCTGTGAAAACTAATAATAAATGTTTTCAACAGTTCTTTAATGGTCGACCAACCAGCGGTGAAAGTGTTATAATACAACACGAGCATTTGAGTGCAGGATGTAGTTATACAGTAGATACTACTAACTTGCATTCCGCCGTTAATTGGGGCGATGATTTTAGATGGCACATTGTAGGAGTAAGATATGAAAATTAGCATAACAGGACACAGTAGAGGAATAGGCAAATCATTACATGACATGTATGTTGCCGATGGACATGAAGTTATAGGCTTCAGCAGAAGCAATGGATATGACATCAAAGATCCTGCTGTTTGCTCACAGATAGTACAGGAATCGCTTGATTGTGATTTATTTGTAAACAATGCATACGCAAAATTCAGTCAACAACTAATATTAGAAGAGCTATACAATCACTGGAAGGAAAAAGAAGACAAGTCTATTGTGGTTATTAATAGTAGAACACGATTTGGCAATGCCAGAAATGCTGTTTATGCCGCAACTAAAAAACAATTGCACAAAGAAACAATACGTATGCTCACTGACGTTGAAAAACGTTGCAGGATCATATCTATCTCACCGGGTTATGTTAAAACTGACATGACACAAACAGTTCATCACAAGCAATACAACATGATGACTCCAGATCAGTTAGCCAGTATGATTAAATGGTGTACTGATCAACCACAAAATGTAGAAGTAGGCGAATTAAGTGTTTGGATGACTACATTGGAAGATGCAAAAAACATTTAATCACTTTTTGCTATGAATTTGATAAATACATACATGCAGAAGGTAGTTATATATCCAGGTAGATTTCAGCCAATGTTGGCACACCATGCCGAGGTATATAAAAAACTTCAAGCACAGTTTCCTGACGCTAAGGTGTACGTTGGAACTTCAAACAAAGTAGATGGCGAGAAATCACCATTTAACTTTGAAGAGAAACAACTTATAGCCACAGCACATGGAATACCTGCTGAAGCAGTACTACCAGGTAAGTTACCTTACCACAAAGATAGTTATCCGCAGTTCGATGAAAAGAACACAATGATTATTTTTGCTGTTGGTGAAAAGGATTTAGGGAGGTTCCCTTTTGACAATGTAGATTCTGAATCAGGACTACAAATGACAAAAAGAGGAGAGCCGAGGCCTGCTTACTATCAAAAGATAGACGCAATGGCAAACGATCCAGTACCAATGGAGCATAGAGGTTATATTACTATCGCACCTACAATACAAATTGGTGACGAAGTAGCAAGTGCAAGTGCATTTAGGGACAGAATTAAAAATGCACCGAATGAAGAAGAGGCAAAGAAATACTTTGTTAATCAATTCGGTGAATATAATGAGAAAGTTTTTGACTTGATCTATAACAAAATAGTGAGAAATAAAATGAGCGAAGAATTAAATATTATGAGACAATTAGCAGGTCTAAGCGAAGCACCTGTTAATTTTGACGACTATCAAACTATTAGTCCGAAAGATGCAAAGCAGGCGGCACAACGTCCTGAGTTGAGAGCAAATGCTGACCCAGAAGCGGCAAAGTTCTTACCACCAGATCCAAAAATGTTCCACAGCACTATTAAGAAAAGTGTTGCAAACAGAATGGGTGTCGAAGATGTAAACGACCCAGCAGTTAAAAAAGAACACTTTATGAGAGAACTACTGAAATCTCCAGCAGTATTACTTGGCGAAATTAACGCTCGATTAGCCAATGATGATAATGGATTAGCAGTAAGTGACAGATTAAGTGAAATCATTGAAGAATTAGATGGTGGCTTAGGTGGACTGAATCCAGAAGACAAACAGTTTGTAATTAAGATAACAGCAAATGCTATTAAGAATATGGAACTTGCAAAAGATCCTAAAGCAGATCAAGAAAGAGACGACTACGAAAAAGAAAACGAAAGTGTTGATCTTTCAGATATCAGAAACGACTATGGTATAGAAGAAGAAGCAGTTGAAGAAGGCAAAATGAAAGAAATTATTCAGGACTTAAAAGACATGGATAAAGAAGAGTTTTGTTCTACATACCCACAACATGCTGACGAGTACGAAGACTTATGTAAGCAGTATGATGACGATGCACAAAGCGAAAGTTTTGACCCAGCAATGGAGCCAAGCGAAGACTCAACTATGTTTGATGATTGTATGACAGCATACGAAGATCACGGTGAAGAAGGTTTAGCACAACATTTAGGTATGAGTGAAAGAGAACTTGATCAAGAAATGTCTGAGTATGCAATGGATCATAAGTTACACATGGACGATGACAGAGATGACGTTATCCAAGGTTACATTGAACAATGCATTGATAATAGAGATCACGACAATCACCAACACGAAGCAGTTGAAGTAGAAGAAACAAAATGCAAACAGTGTGGCAAAGAAGATTGTAAGTGTGAGCCAGGTGAGTGTAATTGCCCACCAGTTGAAGAAGCAATTGAAGATTCAGCAAGTAAGGCTATTGATGCCGCTATGTCTGAACTAAGACAATTAGCAGGTCTATAACATGAACGAAATTCAAAGACTACAACAACTTGCAGGCATGCCAATCACAGAAGATGATTCTGTTGAAAAAACAGCAATTGGGCATGTAGATAACGAACGTGATATGTTACGTAAAGATATTTTCCAAATGGGTAAATATTGCGTTGAGTTGTTTAAAATGGTTGATGAATTACCAGAAGATGCAGACTTACCTCATTGGTGGCAGAGCAAGGTTGTTAAAGCCAAAGAATTTATTGGACAAACTAAACACTATTTAGAAAATGAATTAGACGTGCCTGATCAACAACCTGTGGTATCACCTGATGTTGCAGACAACGAAGATCCTTCGGGCGTTAGTTAATACCTAACTTATCAGCATACTTCATAATTTTACCCACCATTTCCATCATCACCATTGCATTAGGATGACCGTTATCAGGGTATACTAATTTCCACAATGGATTCGGTGCCTTAGAAGATGCTAAATCATCACTAATCATACCTATAACATCTTCTCCCCAAGATTCTAAGTGTACTTTCTTATAGTCGATTGTGGTAGCAAATCTAAAGTACTGTGGTTTATCTCTTAGTTTTTCCAGTTGTTTCTCATAGTTATTTGCAGTTTCCCAATTAAATTGTAGTAACCAATCATAGTACATTATGTGCGAGTATTCGTTCAATACTCTATCACATTTACCACTAAGCGGTCCATGTGCGCCTATGATAATATAATGTGTTTCCGTTTTTGCGGCATGGTTACTTAATTTTTTTATTTGTTTTACTTGCTCGTTAGCCATCCACTTGTTAACTGCCTCAGCAGTGGCTAACACATCTTTAGGTATTTTTGCTAATGATTCAGCATGTCTAAACATAAATGGTGCCATTACCACATGCAAATCAGCATCTGATTGGAGATCACTGTGTGTAATCCAATCAACGGTTGTTTCTAAATCAATACCGGGAACGCCTCCATTGATTAATTCGTGTCCTAAATAGTTGAACACCATAGTATAGAAATCCATTGCTTCAGTATTGCCCATTGGAGATCCGTGTGTTTCAACAGTGTTGCCCATTGGATCAAAGTTTATAACGCCGGGTTGATTTCTTGCTAATAATCCATGAAAATGGTCTGAGTTTTCGTAGTGCCGAGGCCACAAATAGCACCAAGAGTCTCCGTGTAAATGTATTTTCATATTAAATCCAATCTGTGTTTTTTACTAAGTCTTCTGCATACTCTGGCCAAAAACGTCCTGCTCTCGGGCCACCATTGCATTTTCCATCGCTTTCGCCTGGTATCTTAATCCATAAAAACGCATCACATCTTTCTTCATCTGTGCCGCATGTGGGCGGAATACCTAATGCACGATCGGGTGGGTTACACCAATCGTTACCATACGGACCATTGCCGTTTCTGCTGGTATCAATTACAAATGTATATTTGTCTTCTAAATTTTCGCAAACACGTTTAGCCCATTGCATACTTTCTTTAGTGGTACGATAATTACTTACGTTAACACTAAATCCTGCTGTTTTATCATTGGCTACTCTGCTAAACAACTGTGCTGTTTCTTCTGGTGATAACCAGTTACTATGCCCCACATCAATGTATAAACGGGCCTTACAAGTGCTTGTAATGAGGTCTACAGCACTTTGTAACAGTGCAAGTCGTTTATTACGCCCATTACGACTAATAAGTGTGCTATGAGGTATTGCGTCTGGTTCTAATATGAGTATTAGTTCTCTGTCGCCTATACACTTAGCCATGGTGTGTACAAACTCGAGATAATTATCTTTGCTTGATGCACCACCTTTACTGTGATGTCCCATATCACGTTCTGGTAAGTTATAGCATACCAGTATTGGCCAATGTGGATCGGCTCTGTGTAATAATCTGTTTAAACTTTTTGTTAGATGATCTGGGCATCCACCTTTACCGTTTTTCTCACCATACCAAAACGATTGTGGATATTTAAATATCTCACCTACTGTAGGAAACTTTACTTTATGATTTTTTACTCTATCAAAATCATTTACATAGAAAGGATAGTCCATGCACTTCCTATGAGAACAAAGGTTCTAATTCTTTGCTGGCATGCATCTCAGTGATAATATCACAGCCGCCAACCAACTCGCCCTTTATAAACAGTTGTGGAAATGTAGGCCAATCGCTAACACTTGGTAATGTTGCACGAATGCCTGGATCAGCAAGTACATCTACATAACTAAATGGTTTGCCAACTTCGATTAATATTTGTACTACTCTTGCACTGAAGCCACACTGAGGACTATGTGGGTCTCCTTTCATAAACAAAATGGCTTCACTGCCATCTATCATTTCTTGTATTTGTTCTGCTATTGAGCTCATTGTGTCCCCATTTGTGATTGCATTCTTTTAATTGTTTTATCCCTTTTCTTTATTGCACGTTGTAACTTCATGTCACTTGCACCGTGTATGAAAAGTAATCCATTTAGATGTTCCCATTCATGATGGAAACACTGTGCATCTGTGCCATGTAATTCTTCTTCTACTATAGTTTTTCCGTCACTTTTAGTGTACCTAACTGTGATGGACTCTGGTCTTGTTATGTTCATAAACAATAACGGAAAAGTTAAACAGCCTTCTTCTCTGGCTATGTTTTTCTCAGAAACAGAAACTATCTCAGGATTGTATACCCCTATGTCTCCGTGTTCACTGTGCATCATTACGAACATGTTGTAAGTGTTACCTACTTGATTAGATGCAAGACCAATACCAAATCTATCTGCCATTAATTTAAGCATTGCTTTTTCGTATTCTTGTATATCGATATCTGTTTCAAATAAATTAGTGTTTGCAACAGAGTGTAAAGCAGGATGATTGGGCTGAACTAATTGTAATTCCATAACGTTATTTATTTAATATGTTTACAGTTACCGCGGAATGTGAATCCAGGACATGAACATTTGCCATTGTCAATAGTGTACACTTTGCCGTTGCTACCTTGAACTGTTATAACACCTGGTGCTAACTCTTCTTCACGCTCACCAATCTTTGTGAACTTCCTGCGTGATTTACTGAACTGCTTCATTGGATTTTTGAACACTTTATCATTGTACTGAACAAGTTGCCCTGCTCCATTAACATGATAAATGCCATTGGAAATCTTTTTATCACCCCAATCGGTTACTTCTTGTAAGATCTCAATCATTACTTACCTTCCATTATTTGTGCAAATGCTCTTGCTTTAAGAGTTGGATCTGCTTTATCCAACAGGTTCAAAGTGTTCAACTTCTCTATTTTATAGAGTTTCCAAAATTTTGGATCTTGGACTGCAATATCTGAACTGTTGTGAATCATGTCAGCAACTTTAATTGTTTGTGCTTCTGCAGGACCTTTGGCATTGTGCTCTGCATCTAATTGCTTTCTGTGTGCCCTGTTGCCATCTTCTGGCTTAGATACATCTGTTAAGTAATTAACCAACTCAGCAACTGTTTCGCCAAACTCATTTTGTATTTCTTCAATAGTCACATCGGTATCTTCTACCACGTCATGCAACACAGCCGCGGCAATCATTTCTTCTGTGTGATCAACTGACTCTACAATACCTGCTACTGCAATAGGATGAGTGATATAAGGAGAACCACAATACTTACGTACTTGGTCCCCGTGTGCTTTAGTGGCAAACTGTATTGCTCGTTCTTTCATGCTATTAAGCAACCTCAAGTGCATCTGTTTCGATTTGCTTAAAGCCCATGCCGTCTACCATATGGAACTCGCCATTATGCTCAACAATGTCACCAACTGATAATGAATGCATGTCTCTGAAAGTTACAACCTCACCGTTGTTGCGAGTGATAGTCTTCATAGTGTAACCGCTAACAAGAGCTTCGTCCCACTCGTCCTTGCCAGTCTCATCATCAAAGTAGTAACCGTTCAATACTTTGAAAACAGTCTCTAAGTTGCTACCTTCAAACTCAGCAACTTCACAAACCTGTGTGTAATGCTCAAACATCTCAGGCTTGTAGCCTTCTGAACCTTTGTGCATTACTTCCATATGAGTGTTATACTCTGGAAACTTTTTTGCAGTCTCATAATGACCGCCTTCTGGACTGTTAACGAAATCGTAAACTGTTTCGCTTAACTTGATTTGGTATACTTTATACATAAAAACTCCTACCTTTTTATTTAATATACAACTATTATAGCAGTTTTTAGGGTATTGTCAACCGTTTGAATGTGCTGTAACCTATTGATTTTCAACAACTTGTTCAGATTCTTTGGGCTTAATAAACATAATTTCGCCATCTTCGAGCTTCTTATATAGCAAAAATTTACTGATCATAAGCATGTCAATAGTGGCTGTTGTACCTTTGAGTACACCTGCTTTAAAGCCTATCCACAGCCCAAATAATGTACCCACAACATATGGTACAAGAATAGTGTAATCCATTATGCTACCTCTATGTCTAAGTCTGCTAAACCGTTATCCTGCATTCCTTGTTCTGAGAAATCACAGTATGTAGTGTTAATACCTGCTTCTTGCAATTTAAGAGCAACAAAAGGTCCTACTGCTGTGTCTGTGTATATTTCCCATATACCATCATGCTTAACAGTAGCATTATACCATACCTGGCCATCTTCTGAATCTTCAAATTTTGTTATTGACACTGACTCAACAAAAATGCTTTCTGGACTGTCTGGTCCTATTGCCATGCTAATGTTAGCATCTTCAGGGTTTCTTGTGTAATAAGAATCCTGTGATAATTCACATGCTTCGTTGATTTGGAAAATTGTTGTTGTTTGACCTACTGTATTCATATAAAAACTCCTACCTTTTTATTTAAACTATAAGTATATTATAGCAGATCTACAGTACTTGTCAACCTTTTTTGGGAGTAAAAAACCTGATAATTTTATTAAAAAAATCGCTTTCTTTGGGGGACCATTTTTCTTTTAACTTCAAGTAATATGCATCTGTTGGAGGCTCTTCTATTACATCACCCTTCATGTATATAACATCATCATACTCAACATTATCTCTTAAAATTTCTATGTGCCTTCCGCCATGATTATAATGCTTCTCCATTCTGCCGTCTTGAGCCATAATACAATTTAATTGTTCGTAGTTATCTATTTCAGCAAAATCCTCTGATGCTTGCCTTATGTAATCGGTGTATTGACTCATTGGGTAGAATTTAATAATTGAGCTAATTTATCGTCCCATAACTTTTTAAATTCAGGATTCTTTGCTCTGCTCCGAGCACGTTGCAGATAATAAATTTGTCGCATGACATCCATTCGTACATTCATTATCGTTGCTCTATGTTAAAATGCTTGTAAGACTGCTGTACGCACACTGCTTGGTAATAAGCATCAGCATCTGCACTGTGAAGGTTTTGTTGTATTGCTTTACGTGGATCTACAGGCATCATGTTAAACACTGTTCTACAATCCATAATTTGCCAAAATGCCCAACCTCTGTGATGATTGAACTGCTTAAATAAATGTTCCAATATGACCATATCAAACTGTGGACCTTGGCACCAAATCTTGTCAACACCTACAAGATACTTGTTTAGATCTTGCATGAATTCAGCAATAAACATTCTGCCTTCTTCGTTGAATGCTTCGTCTTGTATGTGTTGTGGTTGCTTTGCCCACCATTCAAGTGTGCTGTCTAACACACTGCGTTCAGCAACTGTTTGCTGATCTACGTTAGGCCTCCACAATGTTTTAGCATGTGGTTCTTGAGAATTAAACGGGTCAAACTTAACTGCACCCACTGATAATACTACACAATCAGGCTCAGTGCCTAATGTTTCTATGTCTATCATTGCATGTGTGGCCATACGAATACTCCTTGCTAATTGTATATTATAGCAAAAGTTACGGAGTATGTCAACCTAAAAGTATGTGTAAGTACTCAGCGAATTTTTTGTGTGCTACAGCACCTGGGTGCCAATTGTCTTGGGCACGTTCATACATGTGATATGTTTTAAAATGGTCAAACGGTTTTACCTCATTCCATTTAAAATATTTTGAATGTTCAGTCCATTGTAGAGTAGAGTGTGAATCGGGATTATCTGTGTTTAAATCGTTAACAGCATCTGGAACACATAAATGTATTACTCTATCAACCTGTGCATTTACTACATGATGTGTACCATTTATATACATTAAATTAGTTAAAGCACTGTCATAGTCGCTATAGAAATCTGTGTAGTAGGATTTAGCAAGACGCACTTCTTCATCTGATACATCTATATTTTCTTGTGTTAATAATTGATCATCAGCCTGCCAAGCAGAAATTTCTTTTGTAGGTGATGTGCTATTTTCAAATACACAATGTCTATCAAAAAATGTCCACATAAAAATTACCCAGTCGTCTTCTTGAAATTCAAAATCAACTGCTTTTTTAGCCATTTGTTTATTACTTTGTCCAGGATAGGAATAATTAAAAGTTTTACGATTTGTGAGATTGCCAAGTATTTGTGGGTAAGCAAATCTACTTGCAATAGGACCTGGTGCTCCTGTTCCTGCTTCATAACAATCTTTTAAGCCATGCCCATATGTAAAACTATCACCGAATGCTATAAGTCTCATAATGTCAATGTTTCGTCGTCGTCTATGCGTTTGCTTGGTTTAACTGATTCGAGTTGGCCTGCTCCTTTAACACCTTCCTGCCATACCATTTTTTCAAATGGATCTTGGTCGCCGGCTACAACTCTATCCCACCAATCCGAATGCTGTCCTATTCTATCAAGGAACCATGCAATTTTATATGCAGATTTTACTCTTGCTTGTTGCATTTCCACATGTCCAAAGTCATTAGGATCTTCTGGATTGCCTTCCATGTACTTACGATTCTTAAATGTTTCGTCATCATTGTTGCCTGTGATGTCTGCTCTGTCGTGTAATATCTCAACATCGATTCTTTCAAAGATATCTAACATGTATGCAATATGACTAAGCCATGCATCGTTCTGTGCATTCATGCTTAAATGATCCATTAGTCTATACCAGTCTCGTGGCACAATAGGCAGTATAGCATAAGGATGTCCATTGTGATTATCCTTGGGACCTAACAACTTAAATTGTCCTGTATATTGATCTATCACATTATCCCAATCTTCTGATATCATTAATGCGTCATCGTTCCAAAAGAATAACCAATCACCTTGTGCTGATGTGGCTAATGTGTTTACATAAGTGTGCAAGTTTTCATAACCTAATGGGTTGAATACGTTAGCACGGCATTCAATTTGTTTTTCTTTTAACCACGGGGCAATATTTTTTTCTATGTATGTTTTAGTTTCTGTATCGTCTTCGTCGATGCCAAGAATTAATTCTATGCGACTGTGATTGGCCGCTTTGCCTATTAATGATTGTAAACTTTTAAATAGTACATCTGTTCTACCTCTGGTTGGCAGTAACACAGAAATTACACCTTGCTTGTTTTGTTCGCTCATTGACCGTCCTCTGAAAATAGTTTTCTAATGTTTCCTCTGAATGTGTAATGTCCTACATGGTTAAGTGCTGTACGTGGGTCGAGGTATACTTCACCGTCTAAGTCTTGCCAACGTCTACAGAACGTATAATCTTCTGACAAGTAACGTCTGCTTTCAGGGTCAATGATGCCATCAAATATAGCATACATAAAAGGTTCATATTTGTTATCTACATTGATGTCATTGTTGTATTTTAATTCTGGATGAGCGTCAAATAATTTTTGCATAGCATCTTTACGGATACACATAAAGCCTGTGCCTGCATCTTTTAATTTAACAAGGTTTTCATTTATCTGTACTGCTGGAGTAGGGTCACCATTTTCATCTTTAACAAAATCAAAGTTTACAACATAGTTTGAACTGTGTCCTTCAATTGTAGATGCATTCTCTTTTTCGCTTTCTCTGGCGGCAGTTATAATGCTGTCCCAATTGATTGCTTTCTTAGGATATGCTCCTACCACTACTGGCTTATCGTATGCTACCATACGCAATAAATCTTCTGGGTTGAATTCTATGTCTGCATCAATAAAAAATAAATGTGTTGCTTCTTTGTTTTCCATAAAGAAACTTGTGAGCGTATTACGTCCACGTGTGATTAAACTTTCGTTTGCTAATGTGCTTACTGTATAAGGTATATCGTACTTGTTACACAATATAGCAAGTCTCATCATACTTCTAAAATAAGGCTCACCAATTTGTCCACCATAACAAGGTGTAGCAATAAAGATATGTTTTTGTCTTAATAGTCCTACTGGTATTTCAATCTTAGCATCTAATAGACGATGCATTGTATCATCTGCTGGTGGAGTTGATGCAGGCTTTTGAGATTGTGTATTCTTAGGGCCTACCTTTTTGCGTTTTGACATGTTGTATCCTGTGTGTTTTTGTTTATAGTATTTATAGCGGGGTGGTATAAATTTGCCATTATAAGTGGCGGAGAGTGAGAGATTCGAACTCTCGGTACAGTTACCCGTACTCTTCCTTAGCAGGGAAGTGCTTTAAGCCACTCAGCCAACTCTCCGAATTTTATTAATAATGCTATCAGCAATATATTTATGTGTGTTTTTACCAGGATGTATACCATCACGTGCTTTACTATTACTCTTTAAAAAACGTTCGAGGTTTACAAAATAAAATATTGCATCATGTTCTGAACAAACATGATTAATTGCTAATTTGTTTTTTAAATAGGTAATTTCTATGTTTGTGCTATTTTGTGTTAACTGATAATATACTTCAGTGTCATGACCGGATTTAAACGAGTGTGCGGTCATTATTCCTGGCTGATGTAATCCGTCTTCTTTAACTAATACTTCAAACCTACCATATGGTGGTTGTAAATAAACTACATGCTTAGGTTTTAATTTTGGAATCCAATGCTGTGCAAATCTAAAACAAGTATCTGGTGCCGCGCCTGGTTTAGAAATATTTACGTAAGAACAATTTAATTCTTGTGCAACTAAATGTGGAAATATTTCTTCTGGCGGCATTGCTACACCAAACGTAATACTACAACCCAAAAATAGAATGTCTGTGCTATTTTCAAAATCATTGCCTCTAAAACCTTGATCATTAATTTTGTACCATTGCAATGGTTCGCCAGTTGTGTCATCGGCGCAATAATCACGTACAGTATTTCTAAATTTAGGATAACAAGAAAAATGTAATGGATTTATGTTCTGTAAATATCTTTTCATATAATAAATACCTGGAGCGGATGCCGAGAATCGAACTCGGATCTAAACCTTGGCAAGGTCTCATAATAGCCGTTATACTACATCCGCCTAAACATGGTGGAGCGAAGAGGGATCGAACCTCCGACCTACTGGTTGCAAACCAGTCGCTCTCCCAACTGAGCTACCGCCCCATGAATGGAGCTCGTAATCGGAATCGAACCAATGACCTACTGATTACAAATCAGTTGCTCTACCTGCTGAGCTATACGAGCTTTTGTAAACTAACAACTTTATTTATATATAAGCCAATGTGCATAAAAATAAAAACGGTGTATTTCTAAAGACTTAAATTAGCAGTTAATTTTTTTATTGCCATACGATAAATATAAGCATGAAGGGATCAGCCTTGCACTTAAATAGGAAAATTTATGTCAAATAAAACACCGTACGAAATAAGATTAGACTTAGTTCGTGAGGCAAAAGAAATATTACAAGCCAGGGCTAAGAATCCTGAGGATATGCCGACTACGGAAGATGTTCTCAGAGAAGCAGAAAGCCTAAATGCTTTTGTTTCTAAAAAGCCACACGAAGGAAGGTAACTACCAGTAGAGATTAAATAATCTTTCCTCGTCGTTATAGGCCTCGGTTTCCGAAAGGACCCGGGGTTTTTTCTTGAACTCACTGCGTATAAATTGTTTAGCATGTATGAGCTCGTGTGTTAAGGTTAGCATCATATCTTCTTTGGTACACTTGGTGTTATTGAAATTTTTTGCAACCTCAATTATCACACTATCCTTGTCTCCCCAACAATAGCCATGAGCATCAAGGCTTTTGACAAATCTAATTTCTATATCTACATCTCGTTTTAATCTATTTTTGAAATAGTAGAACATTATATCATTACAAAACCTTTCAACACGTGAGTTGTTGCCGGGTAATCCTGAGATATAAAAGTGTATCATTACCAAGTATAATTATAAAATACAGTATGTGTTGTGGGTTTATGCAAGTCGTATGAATCCTGCAAATCTTTAAATAAATTTCTGTGGTGTCCTAATGCACGTGGTATGAATCTTTTGAGGCTTATTGTATTTTGTTCAACTGTGTTTAATGGTTTCCTATAACGTTTGTCGAACTCATCATAGTTACCAGTATTTGAAGCAAGATGGTGTTGTAGATTTTCAAATCCTGTTCTTTTACCAAGGGGAAAATAATACACAAAGTTTTCAAACGTTTTGTAATAGCACACCTTTTCGTAATACATTGAGTATGTACTATAATTATATTTAGATTCTGATATAAATTTATCTTGTTCAAACATATATTTGTTTTGAAGGTATCCTAAATAAAATAATTCAGGTGAGGATAAAAACATATCACATATCATGTCTATTTCATTCTGTTGTGAAAATCTAACAAACGGCAATATGTATTTTGAATATGTTTGATGGTCGTGTATTGCGGCCATACCTTCCGTTTGTCTAATTTTAGGGTCTGCAGATGTCATCCCTAAAAACGATATATTATTTTCATTGTTTAAATACAGTCCAGGTCTTTCACCACCCTTAACAATAGTGCCTTTTAAATCACACATATTTTCACGTATAGCATACATCAAAGACATTAATTGAGGACTTGATGTGCCAACTTCCGTGGCCATTTTTTTCAATCCTGGCATATCATTTAAGAACTCGTACAACTCTACATCTATAATCTTTGTGGTGACTCCCAGTAGTTCTGCAAATCTCTGTGCTGAAATTATATCGTCGGAGTTCATAACAACACCATCCCACAGATATGCAAACGTAACATAACTGCTTGACTTGGCATGCTTTGAAACAACGTTAGCAACAAACTGGCTGTCTAAACCACCACTTAGTAATACTGTTGCATGTTCTGTATCCTTAAAAAAACTTTTGAAATTCTCATGTATGTCCATTCGAGAAGGCTTATTGAAACTGAATGTGTACGAAAGGCTACTGTAATCAATATCAACCGCTCCGTATTTTAATATATTAGATGTCATAAACTATATTCTATTTTCCAATTTGTGATAAATATACTTATACAAACGCATGGTTTAAACAACTTTTTTTGGAGTTAATACAAATGGCAAACTATATCATATCAATCGATAATTCATTATCGGATTCAGACGCACAGGCGTGTATTACCGATGCCGGTGGTACAGTAAGTAGTGCTCTTGCAATCACAAATACGTACAACGCAACATGTACAGCAGAACAACTTGCGGCAATGGCAAGTGTTTCAGCAAGTTCTTTAGATGAAGCATCTATTGATGTTGCTTTACAAACTTTTGACTCAGTTCACTTAGATGACTTAGTCAACTCAAATTACGAGATGGCTGGCGCGGCTGGTACATCTATTACACCTTATGCACCTGAATACAGAGGTTTAGGTGTTACATGTTACTTAATCGATACAGGTATTAACATTGGACACGTAGAATTTGCAAGTGCTTCAATCAGTAACCTACACTCAGCATTCACAGAAGATGATGATATAGCAGATTTTGAGGATGAGGCTGGACACGGTACTGCAATTGCAAGTGTTATTGTAGGTGCTAATGTTGGTGTATCAACACAAACATCATTAAAGAATGTTAAACTATTTAATTCAAACTCAGGAAGTGCTACAGTAGGTGCAATCATAGGTGCATTTAATGCCGTAGCATTAGACCATGCAAATAACGGTGTAGAAACTGTTAGAGTTGTTTGTACTCCATGGACTGTAACACAAAACGATTTAATTGATGATATAGTTAAAAGTATGAATTCCAGTAACTTAGTTATGATAACAGCGGCAGGTAATGACGGTGTTGATATTTCTACTAAATCACCAGCAGGTGTTACAGAAATCATAACAGTAGGTGGTTATAACAATCTTTGGAATGTACAAGCATTTACTAACACACCAGGTACTGCAACAGGGTTAACAAACTTTGGAGCACCGCTTGATGTATTTGGATGGAGTGAAGGGGCAACATTAGCCGATGCAGATAACCTAAGTGGTTATGCGGCATTTACAGGAACATCAGTTGCAACAGGTATTGCGGCAGGTGTTGCAGTACAGTATATACAAAAACATGTAGGTACTACGTCAGCAGGCATCAAAGAAGCAATATTGTCAGAAGGTCATATGAAAGGTATTGAACAATTACAATTCACAGGTACCGACTATGACACAGCCTATCATGCGATGCTTACAACATGGAACATTGCAGACGCATCATTATCAACTACACAATCCGGTAGACTTGGTAATGTACCAAACGGTGAAACAATGACATTTGATATTGGTTTAGATTCAAGTGCAACTGCCGTTGAAGTACTCGACTTTGCACCATTACCACCATTTATGGCATTTGATACATCCACAGGTATATTAACTGTTACAGCAACAGGATTATCAGCAGACATTACACCAGGTGTATTTGTATTTGCTGTTAAAGGTTTAATTGATGATGAACTACTTGTTGAAGAATTCTCAGTTGGTGTTTATGTAACAGACCAATCAGAGGTCGACGGTGATACAGCATCAAGTTTCTACTACGATATAGACAATTCAGAGTATGACGAAATTGTTAACTATCAAGTAGCACCATCACCATCTTCTGAGAAGCCTTAATGCCACAAGTAGGTGTTGTAGGAAAAGGTACATTTGGTCCCGGTGTTATAACTGGTCCTGGTGTACCTAATATTTTAGTAGAAGGAAGTCCTATTAGTGTAATAGGCGACGTAATTGCTCCGCATGGAGAAGCACCACATACTACAGCAACCGTATTAACAGGTTCGCCAACTGTGTTTGCTGGAGGTAGACCAATTAGTGTGCAAGGCATTAGTACTGCTATTTGTGGACATAAGTGTACTATTGGTGCTATTACTGTTCAAGCAACATAGAATCTAAATAACATTCACTAAATCTTTTAGCAAACGTACCAACATTCTTTTCATACTCGTCATAAGATCTAAAGTCTATGTTCCAGTCTGGACATAACATATTCATAAACATTCCATACTCGTCACTGCGAACAAATGCATGTCCTGTGGGTGTGACATACGTATAGCCTGTGTTATTGCCTTTGTTTTTTAATTGCTTACGTTTAGGATGTTCTAATATAGAAAAGTTGTGTTTGCCTTTATTATATACTTTTAAAAATTGTGCCGCCCATATAGTACGATACAATTCTACTGGTTTTTCTTTTTTATAATTTATGCTTGGATCATATAAGTGAGGCTTAACATCATATAGCCATTTTTTGTTCTTGTTTATAATACTTTGTCTACCAGTAGAGTCACAGTATTCATAGTGAAGACGTAATACAATATCATGTGTTGCACAAAAGGCTTGTATTTTAGGTATTTGATATTTATTGTGTTCGTACAAATAAAATTGTATTGTGCGTTCACCTTTTGTGTCTTTGATGTTTTGTTTGATATTAGTCCAATCGGCGCCTAAGAATACTTTACCACATTGCTCTTCTATTCCGTCTAATAGAAATACTACATTTACTTTCTTGTTATCAATAGCTCTTGTGCCGTATGTAGTCACGTGTGCGTAACGATCTTTAGTTACACTGTCTAAGAACGCATCAAAGTGTATCCAATCCACAGGATCACCGTAAACACACTGTAACGCAACTGTGTCGTGCTGTGACCATATGGTGTTGTATAATTCGAGACTTAAATCCAGTACAGGATAATCTCTTTTGCCCCAACGATGTTGAAACCAAGTTCCTTGAGAAGATGTAGGATTATATATGCTGTTGCGAGTTGTTACGTCGAGTATCATTCACTAACAATACCAGTCTCTGCTTCGGTACCGTCCTCTTCTACTTCTACTTCAACTTCAACTTCATCTTCTTCAACGTCTAATATAGACAAGTAGTCTTCGGAGGCTGATTCTAATGCAGGAGTAATAAATAGGATGTTTTGAATGGGTATAGTAACCATATTGGCATCTGCTGTTAGCACTAACGGAACCAAAACAACTTCGCCATTATTCACAACAACGTTTAGTGGTCTTGTGACTGTGACATACTTAACATCATCGTCTGTTGATATTAACTGGCCAAGTATTTCGCCTGTTAGTGTTTTAATAGTAACAACTTTACCAAGCATTGCTTGTATGTCATACATTAGATATCACCTAATTTACTTGTATCCACTAATGCTTTAAACTCTGTGAAACCACCAATCTTTTCGCCATCAACAATAATTTGTGGGAAAGTTCTTGCACCTGGAAATGTTTCCATTAGTGTTTCTCTGTCAAAGTCTTCATCTAACATTTTGTATGTTAAATCATATCCTTCTCTTTCTGCTAATGCCTTTGCTTGAACGCAATACGGACATTGCGGTTTGCTATATATTTCTACTATCATTATAAACTCAATCCTTTAAATGTGTCTTCAGTTACGTCTTGTTTAGTACCACCAATAACATAACTACTAATCTCTGTCTCTTGTGGTGCTACTTGTACCTCGCCTCCACTGATCCACTTTTGTGTCCACGGTAAAGGATTTGCTTGGCTTGTTTGATATGGAGGTGTAATTCCTACTGCTCTCATACGTTTAGCGGCAATCCATTCAACATATTGTTTTAGCAGTTCGGAGTTTAAACCAATCATACTACCATCTTTGAACAAATACTCTGCCCAATCCTTTTCCTGTCTCACAGCATCCATAAACATTTCTGTGCTTTCGCCTTCACACTCTTTGCGTATTTTAACAAAGTCTTTATCGTCTGTAGGCAACAATTTTAATATTTGCTGTGTACTTGCCAAGTGAACATTTTCATCTCTGGCTATAAGTTTAATTATCTTAGCATTACCTTCCATTTTCTTTAATTCGGCAAATGCCCAACTACAAGCAAAGGATACATAAAAACGTACACCTTCGAGAATATTAACAGCCATTAATGCTTTGTATAATACTTTCTTGTGTTCATAAGTGCCAAACAGATTAGGATTATCATTGTATCTAACTAACTCATCATAATACTTACTGATACTATCACTGCAAGATGAAATTTCTTTGATGTCTAACATTTCGTCAAACACTTTACTTGGATCTGAATACACATTTCTAATAATGTGTGTATAACTTCTACTGTGAATTGTTTCACTGAATGCCCAAGTTTCAATCCAAGTCTCTAACTCCGGTATACCTACTATAGGCAAGAAAGCAAGATTAGGTGAGCGACCTTGTACACTATCAAGTAGTATTTGTCGCTTTAAGTTACTTGTAAAGATATGTTGTTCATGAATAGTTAGGTCTTTAAAGTCCTTGCTATCCTTTGTAATATCAACTTCTTCTGGTCGCCAAAAGAAACCAAGTTGCTTATCTGTTAATTTGTCAAACTGTTTATATTTTAATGTATCATAACGTTGTAAGTTTACCCCACCCGAAGTGTCTAAAAACATTTTAGAAGCGGTGTGGTCGCGATGTTTTGTACTAAAAACGGTCCGTGCCATGTATTCCTCTTTACTCATTTATATCTTGCATGATTCACAATCGTCGTCATCGATTGCTACTTGTTCTAATTCTGGTAGATCTTTAACTTCGATCTCCCCCTGTCCATCGTATGTGTTATTGTAATACAATTGCTTACCACCGTATTTGTAAAACATAATAACATGTTGTAGTAAAACACTCATTGGAATCTTTTCATCTTCGTAGTGTTCTGGATTGTATGATGTATTTACCGAAATACCTTGATCTATGTACTTCTGTAATACAGCCATAATCTTTAAATATCCTTCTGGGCTCTTCTGATCCCACAGTAAATCATACTTGTTTTTTAACTTTGCATATTGTGGTACTACTTGTTTTAACACACCATGTTTGCTTTGCTTAATGCTTACAAAACTACGTGGTGGTTCAATACCATTTGTGCTGTTACTAATCTGTGCTGATGTTTCTGCTGGCATAAGTGCCATCAGTGTTGAATTACGAATACCAGTCTCTGCTAACTGCTTACGCAATCCTTTCCAATCTTGTCTTTCTTGATGCTTAACAAGTTCATCAACTTCCTGCTTATATGTTTGGTTAGGTGTAATACCTTTGCCATATTTAGTTTCTACTGTGCCAGGACATGCGCCTTTCTCTACTGCCAAGTCTGCACTGGCTTTGATAAGTGCATAACTCCATGCTTCAGCATACTCGTCAACAAGTTCTAAATTAGGCTCTTGATAATTGCTGTCATTCTTTGCTAACCAGAATGCAAAATTAATAATACCAACGCCTAACGGTCTGCGTTTCATTGTGGCAAGTTCTGCCGCTAACACAGGATATTTTTGATAATCTAATAAAGCATCGAGACCTCTAACTGCTAAATCGCATGGCTTAGCAAAATCCTCAGGCTTCTTAATAAGTCCCCAATTGATTGCACTTAATGTACACAATGCTATTTCGCCATCAGCATCATCTGTGCTTGTTAATGGTTTAGTTGGCAAGTTAATCTCGCAACATAAATTGCTCATCTTTACTGGAGCAACTGCTTCATCAAAACTACTATGCGTGTTAGCATGATCAACATTCATCAAGTATATTCTACCTGTGTCTTTACGTTCTGTTACAAACGCAGAAAACAAATCAATTGCTTTGATAGACTTCTTTTTAATACGTGTATTACGTTCTGCTGTTTCGTATAGCTCTTTAAATTTATCTTGATCGTTAAAGAATGTTTCGTATAATCCTGGTACGTCATGCGGTGAGAACAATGTAATGTCTCCACCACTTAATAATCTTTCGTACATTAACTTATTAAATTGTACACCATAGTCCATATGTCTTACACGGTTTTCTTCTGTACCTTTGTTGTTCTTTAACACCAACATGTCTTCTATTTCTAAATGCCAAATAGGATAGTATAGTGTTGCCGCTCCGCCTCTTACTCCACCCTGTGAGCATGACTTAACTGCTGATTGGAATAGTTTATAGAAGGGGATAACTCCTGTGTGAGTTGCGTCTCCACTCCTAATAGGCGAGCCAATTGCTCTAATGTTGCCGGCTCCTATACCAATACCTGCCTTTTGACTCACATACTTAACAATACTTGATGTAGAAGCATTAATACTATCGAGACTGTCATCAGTTTCAATGAGAACGCAACTACTGAATTGTCTTTGCGGAGTTCTAACGCCAGCCATAACAGGAGTAGGCAAACTAATATAATGTAAACTAACTGCATCATAATAATCTTTTACTGTTTGTAATCTTGTTTCTTCCGGGTAATCACTGAACAATGTTGCCGCAATTAACATGTATGCTACTTGTGGTGTTTCAAATATTTCACCTGTGCTTCTGTTCTGCACAAGGTACTTACCGCGGAATTGTTCCATAGCCGCATAAGTCAAACTTTCATCGCGAGTGTGATCTATGTGGTCATTCAATTCATCAATTTCTGCTTTTGTATAAAGTTCAAGTATTTCTGCATCATAAAATCCTCTGTCTACATTAACTTGTATGAGATCACATAAGCAATACGGTTCAAATGCGCCATACACTTGCTTACGTAAATGATAGTTAATTAGTCTACCTGCTACAAATTGATAGTTTGGAGTTTCTTCCGTGATTAAATCTGCGGCACTTTTAATAAGTGTCTCTTGGATATCAGTACTTGTTATACCACTGTAAAACTGAATTTGACTTTTGATTTCTACTTCTGATGCTGATACACCAGTAATGCCTTCACAAGCATGGAACACTACCTTATGCAGTTTATCGAGCTCTAAGTCTTCTTTTGTACCGTCTCGTTTTGTGATAAGAATCTGCTTCGACATGTGTCTTCCTGTAATTGTTTGTTTGTGTCTATTAATAATCTAAGACTTTATTTTATACTACTTTACTTATCTTGTCAAGTGAAAAGTTTATCTGCAGTTATAATGTGTGAGACAAACCTGGTGCAGTTCTCATAAGCATGGGCAAGAGGAATAATTTGCCCTGGTGTAAAATTATAACACAGATTTTCTTGAATTAAGATAAGTCCATCTGTTCCTGTTTCAAAATTACTTATCGCTTCTAACCGTATTTCTGAAGTATTAATGAAGTTAAAATGATGCAATGTGGCTGTAATAACTAACGTCAAACCGGACTGACAGATATAGCCTTCTTTGACTATTTCAAATACATTAGGCCAGTCTTTAGGTGTCCAGTAATCTATATATCGGGGAGTTACTTTTACATCTGCAAAGGCTTCAAGTATACCTTCCGGACCTTGTGAGATGTCATAGTTGGTTCTGAAGTTGCGCCATGCGGCCAGGCGGCTTTCGCCGGTCATAGTTTTTTCAAACATAATCTATGCTGTACTTGACCAACGCTTCGCAACATACTTCATGCGGAGTGTTGATTGTAATGTGTGTACTGCTTCTTGTCCTACTGTTGGATTTGCTGGATCTGAATATTGTAAATCCATTTTTAGTTCTATGAAATTACCATTCATTGTTGCTTCAAACTTAGGCTCAACAACTGGATTAGAATGTGTAAGATCCCAACTACTACTAAATCTATCACCAAATACAACTGCTGTTGTCGGAGAAGTAGTCCAATCTGGTCTTGCACTAATCTGCATTGTTCCCATTCTCAAATACTTATTAGGTAAGCCTGCTGACTCAGTAATTGTGTAATCAAGAACGAATGTATTGTAAACACTTGCATCTAAACTAATGATAACATCATTTTGATTGTTTGATTCAAGTATAGTAACAACTTCGAGACTTTCGTAAGTTTCTAATTTTTCACCAAAACTTGCCGCTTCTCTTGTTTGTATTTCAAGATTGTTTTTGAGATTTATTAAACCTTTTGTTCCATTTGTAGTATCCTGTGTTTTATCAAACGTTGATACTGCATATAAATTGTTTACTAATGTATTAAAGTTTCCTGCTTCTTCTCTTGAACTAAAGAACAACTCGTTATAAGTGTTGTCAATTTCTACATCATATGAAGTAAAATGACTTGGTACACCTGTCTTACCGTTGTATAATGATTTTGCGTTTGTGTCATTATAAGGGAATGTAGAATATTGAGAACCGCCATGGAATACTTTTGCAAACAACTGTACATCTCTGCTGTTTACTAAACTGTTCATCCAACGTTCTAACTTGGCTTTTACTGTGCTGTTGTTCCTGTTGTATTCACCTGCTGTTAGACCCAACGTACTGCACGTAGCAACGTTTTTGTCTTCATGGAGTACAAACTCCAGTCCGCCTGCACTAACACTGCTAAAACCTGGTCTTTGACTAAAGTATACAGCATTAAATGAACTATCGGTTTGCGGTAGTTCTCTTAAATTTGCAAATATAGTTGACGGATCAGCCGATACTGCTGATATGTTAACAGTAGAAGTATTAACTCTTGCACATGCCTGTTCTAATGATGTGTCGGCACTTAAATCAATTGCTAACACAGGATGTACTGCAACTGCTGTATATGATGCTAATAATGACGGGAAGTATGTTCCTGCAATCTCATCTAAGTTAGTTGCTATTGGCATTGAGTTATTTAAATTAGTAACAATGAATGTATTAGCAGTTATATCTGTATGGTCAATTGTTACTGCTACATTGGCACCTGAACCTAACTGTCCACCTGCACCTGTTTGTTTTAATTCAACTGATGTAACACCGTATGTTAATTGGTTGTCTGGTGCATATACCTGTAAGTGAGAATCACCTGTGCTGTCTACTCCGTGATTAATAAATGCTAAATCACTGCTAATTCCAGCAGTAAATGATGGGGCAGTGTTTCCGCCTCCAAGTTGATCTAAATCTACGTCAATGTAGTTGGAACCAAGTCCAACAACTTTTAAAATTTTGTCATGTAATTCGATGCTTGGTGTACCTGTGGTATCTACCATTCTCAAATAGTGTCCAACTCTTACACCGTCTATATCACCGTTGCTTGGTGTTATTTGAATAATTGTTCTATCATGCGATACATTAGTATAACCATTGTTTACATGAGTAGCATCTGTTGACAAAATAGCAGTTGATGTTCTTGCACCTATCCAGCTCTTTTGAGGTATGGTAATTTTAATTGTTGAACTCGAGCCATCGCTATCTGCTACTTCAAATATTTGTTTGTTTAAATAACCTAAAGCATTATTAGGAGTTTTTAGATATGCTCTATCGTATCTGTACACATCTCCACTGCCTATTGTTTCGTAGATATTATCACTTGCTGATGATAAACTCACAACGTATGTTGCAAGATCTGTGCCGTCAACTGCAATAGTAGATGTAGATTTTACATCTTCTCTGCTTATCATTAAATTACCTAATGTAATATTTGTAGGTGTTGATACGTTGGCACCATCTGCTACACTTGAAATATGTTTTGTGTCAAGTGCTATATATCCTAAACCTGTTTCTGTGCTTACCCTAACATTCTCAGAAGGTATTTTTCTATATGCTGGTATATCGTATGCATCATAAAAACTTGAAATAGAAGACGAAACTGCTATCTTATTGCCTACACCTTCGAATGCAGAAATAACATTTGCATTACTGTAATAACATACTGTGACTTCGTCTGATGAAGTTGGTGCAGTTCTCAATTTTAATGTGTGAATACCACCTGGTGTGACTTCAGTTGCATTTAATGAATAGTCTGCAACTGCACTTGGTGTATACAACGATGGATTAGATTCTGCTATTTGTTCTATGCCGTTCTTTTTAACTACTACTTCACTGCTTACAAATGGTCCACCTGTAACGTAATTTTTAATTGTCTTTGGAGTAAAACTAATTGCAGAGTTGGCAGTTAATGTCTGAGCACTGTTAACTGTGATAATATAGTCATTTGCACTGTTAACTGCAACACTGTCTACTAATGGTGTGCCTTGAATTTCTGTACCTGATACAATATCGCCTACACGAATATTACCGAGTGTATCTGAAGCAGTACCGTCAGCGGCATCTTTTGTTACATAAATTGTTGTGGTACCAACAGTGTTAGCATATACAGTAGATGAAACAGTAGAAGTAGTTGCTGAAGAAAATACTGGATGATCTAAACTATTGTATTTTTGTCCTGCTTTAGATGAAGCATCTGTGCTTCTTGGATTAGTAGGGAACCAACTATGAGAATTAATTATGCTATCAAAGTCACCTCTTTTGTATTTAATGTATGGGACTTGGAACGCAATGATATTATTGTTTGCAATGCTGATTGCGTGTGTTTTTGCACCAGCAGTGTTCTCAATATATGATATAGAATTAAAATCTACGTTCTGTGGATTGTTTGAATCACCGCCAATAAATACTTGACGACTGTCTACTGCAAGTCCTATTTCCCCTGCTCGTAAAGGCTGAGGAAGGTCTTGTTTAAGCCCTCGTCTATGTTGAATTCTCGAAACTATTGTTTTATCTTCTGCCACTGTTAAGTTCTCCAATGTAACTACTTAACAGTATTTATCACTTTAGACTAAACTTTATTATAATAGTCCGCCAACCTCATGGCCCATTTGTTGCAGTATTCTTCAAACTCGTCACCTTCGATAACAAAGTCTGCATACTTGCCTTCTCTGTCTACCATTAAGATAGCAACTTGTTTGATATTTGTGCCAAACATTTCATTGTGTGCTAATGCGTATGCACAACCTTGCATAAAGTAATCTTCAATCCACTCACGCTTCTTGATCTTTTTAGCAGTCTTGAAGTCAATAATACTTTCAACACCGTTAAACATACCCACTGCATCGCTTGTACCTGCGTATAAGCCTTTTGCAATCAAGGCTACTTCAACACCCCATATCTCATTTACTTGGCTTAAACCTTTTGATATCATTTCGTCAAGCATGGCTTTAGCCATAACACTGATGTGATTATTACCAGAGATATCGTATTCTTCTTGTAGCACATACTTTTCTAAAGCATTGTGTACTTTAGTACCAAGTCCAGCGGCTTCTCTGCTTATACGATTTGCTTCTTCGTCGCCTACTCGCTTACGCCAGTTGATAAGAGCTGTTTTATCTCCAGTATCAGAAAGTACTGTGGTTACACTTGGGACTGGTTGATCGTCGTCTCCAGTGTATTGTCGTTGTCCGTTTTTTGCTGTCACCCTCTTAAGAGTAGGGTATTCAAATTTTTCAATTAACATAGTTAATTATAACACCTATTTTATATTTTGTCAAGTAACGTTCGAGCTAAAACTTTAGCAAATTTGCTGTGTGTTTTAGGCCCTTCGTGTCCATTTGGACATTCATCTATGCATATATCAGCAGTATTAAATGCTGGAAACACATCTACATTGTTCCATTCTAATAATTTGTTTTCATATAGCGGAGTAGATAAATTATATATCCTGTCTCCTATTAAATCTTTAACATAGTAATTTGCTAATGCAATATATGTTGAAGATTCAAATACAGTATTATTACTGCTGTTAAAATACTTATAATACGACTCTACTTTACTGCCAAGATCTTGATAATCAACCCTATTATAAATGTGTTCATATTCATCTGATAAAAACATGTGTCTTTGTGCAGTAGTCCACATAACAACAACAAAATCTTCTGGTTGAAATGATTGTTGTGTAATCTTGTGAAATATTTCTTTATTGCCGGAGCCACCCAAAGAACAATTTTTAATAGGTATGTTTAGATGTTTGCCAACTAAATGGGGGTATGCTAATTCTGAAGGTTTTATATTATTAGTAGCATCTGCATCAAGTTCTGTTCCAAATGTATAACTGTCGCCGAAAAAATAAATCATTGTGCAATATGTGTTTGAATGTAGTCTCGTAAGATGCGAGCCAAATTTTTATGACTGCTAATACCAAAATGTTCATCAAAAGGTGCAACGTCTAATTGATTAAACGGTTGTAATACATGTTCAAAGTTGTGCCATTCATATAGATGAAAATCAAACGTATCCTCTGGCGGCGTATTAGTGTCAGGATCATATATTTTGAACCACGGGCCTGGTATGTGTATTACTGCTTTGCATTTTTGTTTAAGATAACTGTCTGCTATATATAAAGTTCTTTCTAAACGTTTGTGAACAGCAATCTTAGATTGGTACTGTTCGAAAAAAGTCCTACGGAAGTTATTACATACATTATCCTCGATAAAAGCATGATTCCATGTTGTTGTTCCAATTTCCGATGGGAGTGACATGTATGCTTCTCGATATGGAGAAGTCCACATTATCAATGCTATATCGTTTGGTTGAATATCATAATTGAGAATTTCGTCTAATATATCACAATTACCGGTGCCACCGAGCCCACGATTATCGCTATCAAACGGAATTGGATTGTGTAAATCTGTTGATAGGAATGATGCTGTTACACTTGGATAAGCCTTTTTAGAGTACTCTCCTTGTGTGGACAAATGGGAAATATTTTTTTCTAAACCACAGCCTTGTGTAAAACTGTCACCAAAAGCAACTAAGCGATTACCAACTGATGTTCCATGTGAGGATTTGTTCATCTCCGGCCTTTTGTTTGATGTTGACACCGTACCCGAGATCTTTAAAATATTTAGAAACGTAATTTATTTGATCTAATTTAGTAGGATCGGTAGTTATACCATAGTATACTTTATAATAAGCATTGCCGGTCGTCATTGTTGTGCCTGTTGTTACATTTGCATACAATACGCCTGCATCTACATTTGCAAGAACTTGTGCTTCAATACCACGTACTTCACTGTGTATAACACTGTTGTTACGAGTATCTGTTCTTGCCTGCGATGCTGTTCTAAATATACTTGCCATTTACAAATCCGCCTTAATATCACTCATTGCTTGTGAGCCTGCTAAATCACCTACATCAACTGTAGGTTCTGCGTCTGTGTCTATGTCTGCTGGTAGTTCTGATGCTGGAATGATTTCGTCTCTGTTTACACTACTTGCAAAACCACTCTGATCAACTGCTTGTATTAACTCGTCAATAGAAATAACATGGCCATTCTTTGCTAATAATTTTCTAAATTTATCAGTTGAGATTTTTTTTATTTCTTTTGCCATCACACGGGTGAGAAGATCTTGCACTGCTACAAGAATTTCTTCTGCGTACCCTTCTTTTACTTGTATGACTTCGTTAATAAGCATTAGGTTACACCTCTACTGGTGCTCTTCCTAATGGCTCGTTCTCTGGTCCTGCCGCGGCTGGTATGTTGTCTACTGGTTCATCTGCAATAGCATCCATATCTAAACCTTGCTCGTCACCGCCTAAACTTGGCTCCATGCCAGTGTCGCCTAAGCCACCTGCCATTTCCTCACCAGTTAAACCGCCAACTTGTCCGTCAAGTCCTGCTTTAACTCCTTTACATGCTTCAAGATGTTGTGAAAGTAAACCACTTACTGTGTCAACGAATGTTTGTGATTGTCCTGCACCCATCTCTGCTCTCATTTGATCAGCAATAGCAGGTACGTCTTTATTCATCATATCTGAAATACGTTCAATTTGATTTTGGATGTCGTCTGCTAATGCTCTAACAGCCATAACAACTTCTGCTTGTTCTACATCTACTTCTTCATTAAGCATTTCATCAATAATTGAATCGAACATACTTTCTTTAGCATCTTGTTTCTTTTCGTCGTCAGTGTCGCCTGTTACTGCGTACTCTTCGCCGTCTACTGTAAATTTCTTTTCGCCTTTAGCAATAGCGTCTTTTCTTGCACCTGTGAATTTGTTCTGCTCACCAATCTTTTTACCAAACATTTGTATGCCTGAAGTTAATGCATCTTCTTCGAGACCGTTGAGGAAACCAACCACTGCGTCTCTGCTTTTGCCTGTAACTTCTGCAAACTGTGAAAGTTTTTCTTCAATAGCATCATAACTTTCCATGTTGCTTAATTCGATACCTACTTCTTTAGCAAGTTCTGATAATAATCTTTCGTTGATATCTGTTTCTGGGAGTACTGATTCGTAAGCACCTTCGTGTGTTGCGCCACATGATTCTACATACTCCATACATGCCGCCATAACCATTGGTTTTGTTACTGAATCTTCGTAACAATGACTTGCATCTAAACGTACTTGGTTCATGCATTCGCTACATGCTTCTTCTTGAGTGTAGCCTTTGTCCATGAGTTCGGAACATTTTAATTTGATTTTTTCTTTTAATTCGTTGTATGCTCTTGATTCTGGATACATACCTTCGTTTAGCATTGTGTCGATTACGTCACGGATGCCTAAAAATTTTGCATATTCTGGTTCAAGTTGAAATTTTCTATTGCTGTTACGTAGATTTACTATTGCCATATCAGCATTCTCACGGATTTTTTCAAGTTTCTTTTTACTTGCTTTTCCCGGAGTAACTTTAATGCCGAATTGCTCACTAAGTAACTTATTCAATTTTTCAACCTTCTTGAATGAAGTTGGGTTTAATTGAGTTAATATCATAATGGTTTCCTAAATAAGTTATATACTATTCTCATAGTGTAATAGTACTTATTTATCATCATTGACGATATTAGAATAAGTTTGCGACAGATGGATATAGGTGTTTCATGTGGTTAACAACTTCTGTCATTCTAATAAATGCAACTTCTTTGCGAAAGTCGTCTACAGTGTCCGAATCAAGTATAGCAGTAAAGAATTTAGTCTCATTAAATAAGTCCATATACTTGTTCATTTTACGTTGTTCAATATTTATTTCATGTGTTTTAAGCGGTTCTTTGGTGGTATTCCGGCGGTTTAGACGTACACAGAGCGTCTGTGCTAACTTTTTAGTAGGAACATAGTGTAAGACATACTTATTACTAAAACTCTCTGTTACAATGTAGTAATTGTTTTTACGCACTGGTACAAACACACCACGTTTAGCAACGTTCTGTGCGGCAAGATCAAGTTTCCTTGCAAGTTCCTTTTTCTTATTTAAGGGTATCTTTTTGTGGGTAGATTTTGTAGCCAATTTTACTTTCCTTTCGAACTTTTTTAATTATGTTGCGTTTGTATAAATCTTCCGCCATATAACCTGTACGCTCGTCTAATGTATTTATATCTAAAAAGTGGTTAAAATCTATTTTGTTGAATAGTGATGCTTCGTCGCGACTAAGCAAACTGAGGAATTTATTCTTTCCTCTTACTGCTCTCATTTGTTACCTGGGTAACTTGGTGTGGTTCTTTTCATTTGATTTCTGCGAATCCTCAATAGGTCTTTGCCTAACTTAGTATCAAGTCCTGCTATCTCACCATCAACTGATTTGAATTGTTTTGCATCTTTGTGGAACTTAAATTCTTTACCTCTACGGTCTTTGACCATGTCAGCAGTTCCTACATCTTTGTATGTTCTTTCTTTGACTTCTGCCTCTGGTAGTCCAGCAAGTTTTCTCATTTCTGCCATTGCAGGTTCATGCATGTAATCTTCCACAGCATCTAATGCCATGTCATATATGTGATCAAACTTGTCACTGCCACCATCTTGGTCTGCCATAGCACCAGCCATTTCTTCTGCGGCTTCTTCTTTCTTACCTTGCTTTAGTAATTGATCCACAGTGACCATATCTGTGTCACCGTAATAACGATATTCTTCGCAGTCATCTTCAAACCTTGCCAACATACTTACCAATCTTGGATTGTAATCTTCTGACATTTCATCGTTCATATTTCTAAAACTATGAAAAAACTTACCGCCAATCTCTCTGGCTTTTTGTTTGCTGATTTCTGGATACATTTGTCTAAGTATGCTTGGTAATTCCATAGCATTAAATCTACCAGTTTCAACATAGTTCCTGTGCAACTGTTTCATTGCACCTACTAATATCTCATCAGAAGGTTGTGGCTTCTTGGCAATTTCTGCTTTTTGTTTGGTTCTCTCATCGTGGTCCATAATTTCCTTCCAGCTCACTGTATCGTCAGCATATTGCATTTCGCCTTCATCACAACCGTAGTTGCCCCAGCCATAACACTCGTCATTCTCTTCGCCGTCTTCATCTTCGTAATCACCGTCCAGGTATCCTGAACCAGCACATTCTGGACATGTACCATCTTTGATATAATCGTCTTCGAATCCGCCCGTTAATGCATCTTGTAATTGATCGTATGCTTCTTTTCTTTGCTCAGCATCATACCAGTTATCGGGCTCTCCGATCATACTTTCGTTTATGTCTTCGTTTTTAACACAATTAGGAACTGTTTTACCGAACATCTTTTTTGTACCTTTTTTAGTATAACCTTTCCAGCAACGTGTTCCTTCCTCAGTTTTTTTCTTTTTCTTTTTAGAAAAAACACTTGGATTAGGACGTTTAATAACTTTGCCGACTGGTTGTGCCACTACAGCAATACCGCCTGATGTTGTTTCACTGATATCTCTTATCTTCATAATACTATTTATCAAAGTTTGTAATTTTTATTTTAAATAAAAAAAAGCACTCCGAAGAGTGCTTTTGGTGTGACGCCTTCCGTTGTCACGGTTCCTAAGGTAGATTAGGATTCTGATATATTTGGAATTGCAAATCCAAATGTATTTAATGCATCAATAATTGTATTAGTGTAATACGCCGCTGTTGCCGCCGGAGTAACATTATCTACTCGCTTACACTTAGATGAAAGATCACTTAAACCATTAGTTCCTGAATAATTACTTGTACCGCTGTGTACATTATTAATTAAAGTTTGATATGCACTAAAGTAGTTATCATATGATGCTACACGGAATACCACTGACTTGTAATATCCGTCACCATTTGCTGATGTTGATGAACTTATAGCACTTCTTAATCCTGCCATGTCAGTATCAAATACATTAGTTCTGGATGGTTCAGATCCTGCTTCAGCACCATAAGGAGATGCTTCATCCTGGAACACAAGATTAATAACCTGTGTTACATTTGCTTCACTGCCTAATGTTTGCAACTGTGTAGGACCAAATGTTCTTTCATTTGGATCTTCGACAAATGATACGTTGTTATCATAGTCGTCGCTGTCATTTTTATAAAACGGTAATAATGCTTCTTTGAGTAATTCGTTTTTGGCTGTTCTTAACGCGGAAAGTGATGAGTTCATACTACCACTTGTATCAAAGAATATATTAATTTCTGTTTGGCTATCAATCTCAACCTGCGGTGCCGCTCTGTGTAATCCACCTGCATACATAATAATCAATCTTGCAGTACCAGTAGTAGCATCACCAGTGGTTACTGTAGATTTAATTGTTGTTTGGTCAGTGTACTTTACATTGTACTCTTCTTTTATTTCGTTTGCACTGTGATCCCAATCTGACAATAACTTAGCATTGTCACTTGCATCACCAACCTTGATTGTTGTTGCTTCTGTGGCATTAGTCCAACCTGTAAGTGGTCTAATTGCTACACTTAAAATTGTTGTGTTTGCTCTTACAACTAATTGGTTAGTAACACTGTCATTGTAATTAATAACATTACTAAACATTCTTGTTGTGTGATATCCTTCGAGCTGATCTTTAGTTACTGCATGATCGTCTGCTGTACCATCTAAAACCTTTGCACGAGTTAAATCACCGCCGTTTTCACGTAATTGAATATCGGAGGTTCCGTCAACAACACGTGGACCGCCCTTACCTAATTCAACGTTACCACTGACACCTGCGATACCGTAATTTTTAACTGAATCTACCATTTTATATACCCTTTTAGTTTTTACCCGATTTCATATTAGCACACCAGTGATACATTTTTCCACGCTCACCACTATACTTCTTGGCTTTAGCACGAAGATCCGTTACCGAACCCTTGCAACTTGCACCTGCTTTTTTAACTCTACCCGGTCGGCTTTTGCCTTTCTTTTTACCATCTGCAAAGTTTTCATTTGCTAAACCTAAATTAAATAAAATATTTGATTTAGATCCCGTTGTTTTTTTAGGCATCTTCTTAACTTTTTTATCTAATGCCTCTTTCCACTTATCTTCCATTGTAGGTTGATCATCTGCTGTGTCGCTGTAATGATCGATAAGTTCTTCTATAGTAGCATCAACTTTAATTACTTTAACTGAAGTTAATTCTAAGCCTCGAGCTACATCATAACGATGATGCCCATTTACAATATAGTTATATTTATCAATTATGATAGGTCTTATTGTACCGTCATTGAAGCCACGTTTTGCTTTATCATGCATGCCTTTTACACGTTGACTTTGTACAGGCTTTAATTTGTCTATGCTTATTTTACCTGTTTTATAACTAAACGGACTGTCCTTTAAATTCTTTTTTCTAATCTGAGGCATCACACTACGTGGAAAGTCTTTATCTGATTCAGGTCTTTTGCCTAACTCAAACAGTCTCATTACTTGATCCTCACATTGACTTTGTCCCAGTCAATTATTTTCCATATGTTATTTAGATACTTTTCTTTATCACTCTGATAATCAAGTGCCCATGCATGTTCCCACCAATCAACTAACACTAATATATCACTTCTCATTGCATGATTAGGTATGGTTTTTATTGTGCCGTTCCTTGCAAGATACACCCAGCCACTGCCTTGTATACTCATTGCAACTTCTTTAAACTGTTCTTTGAATGTGTCATAGTTGCCAAACTTAGCAATTATGAATTCTAATATTTCACCATGAGGTTTATTTGCACCTGCAGGTTCTTTTAACTGTGGGAAGAAAATGTTGTGCAAGAATGCACCTGCTTCATTAAATTTTGCATCACCTTTACCAGCATTAAACTTATCTACGTATGCTTTTGCAAGTTTACCAAAATGATAATCTACTGTGTCTTTGCTCATCACAGGATTTAATGCATCACGTTTATAAGGTAAACGTTCTTGTACAAGTTTTTGTTTTTGCTCAGTTAAGTTCTCAAGTCTCATTTATGTTGCCTTAGGATTAAATTGGAATAACATTTCTTGTGGCTTATCTGTTGTGATAATTGCAGGATTCTTTTTGTACATACTGATTTGTTTTAAGTCTTCACCTGTCTTAACAACACCAATGCTGTTTGCCGCAAAACTTATAGCGGCAAGTATTTCCCATTCACCACCCATGTCGCTGTTCTTGTACCAATTAAAGTTACTGATAATATATGCTTTTCTCACAGTGTCTGGATCTGCGTTAGGTTGTGCAAATGCTTGTATTACAGGAGCCGCTTCAGGTCCAAATATCTCACCAAAGACTGCCTGTCCGTATGCGTTTCTTTCCTGTGGTTCTAACTCTGCAGAATTACATAGTTGTACAAACTGTTCTATGTTTAAACTTTTTTGTTTGATCAAATGCTGTGCAATCAATGGCTTTATTTTTTCGCTCGATGTAACAATTTCTAACATGCGATTACGACTTGGAACATTACCTGTTTCACCAAATCTTCCACCACCGCCACTTGGGTTACTGCTAACTGCCGCTTTAATCTCTACTGCTGTATTGCCAATGGTTACATCACCTTTACCTTGTATGCTGATTTTCCTACACAAGATTGCTAAGGCATGTTCTGCTGGGCCTTTCATTTGTTGTCCAACACCAAATATTTTTAAGTGGTCGAACATGGCTTTGTTTACACTGCTGTTAAATGTTAAATCATCTACAGTGTAACTGCCCGGTGTTAACAATACTTTAGGATTAATTACTTTGTCTTTTGCTAAGTTATCTGCAAACTCCGAACGCTCAGCATAAGTTAATGGTGCCGTTGTGAGTTCGTATGCAATTTGTATAACCATTTTGTCTGAGTACTCGCCTCGTAATACTGTTGGTAATACTTCTTGTACTCTATCTAATACATTTCCTTTGTTTAAGATTGTGTAGATTTTATCTAATAAGTCAGCATTCTTTTTAGCAAGTTCTTGATCATCAGTTGCTGTGTCTAATGCTTGTACACCTTGTATAATATCTTGCTTTGCTTGATCCAGTGATGCATATTCAAATAATTTGCCTTCTGCTAATTGCTTTTGCTGACTGCTATGTAGTGTACCCATAAACCCTTTTACTACACTTCTTAAATCTATGCCTGTTCCACCAGATGCTATTGCTAACTTAAATGCACTAATTAATTGTGGATTGGGTATAGCAACATAGGCTTCAAACTGTCCTTTGAGATCACTGCCTAACAAAGGCTTCATCATCAAGGCATTTAATTTATCAAGTCTATCATTTTTAGGCACTGCACCTTCTTCTACCTGTGCTTTTTTTGTATAAACTTTGTGGGCTTCATCTATTTTGCTTTTGTCAATTTTTGCCAACAAACGTAATTGTTCTTGTAATGGTAGTTTATCAAACTTAGTAAATGCATTTTCTTTAGTAGAAATCTCTGGATTATTTATACGCCATGCCGCGGCTGATGAAGGCTCAAACGGTTCACCATTTGGTCCGTTTATTTCCGATCTTGGTAATAGTGGAGTTTGTTTATCTGTTTCTCTGCTGTCACCGTCGTTGGTAACTTTGATACGATTTTTCTTTAACAACGCCTGGAATTCCCTGTTCACTTTCATCTTAGATGCTTGAATGTGTTCCGGAGTTTTGTAATATAAATTTTTAAAGGCTGAAATTATATTGTGAGCAACATTTTCTCGCCATGTGCCTTTATATCGCGGATTGGCTAAAACTTCCTGTGCTTCAATTGTTATATGCCAATGCCTTGTAGGAATAATAAGCAATGTGTTATAGTTGTTACGGACGCCATGTTGCATATCAAAATCTCTGTAATCTGGTCTTCCGTTTTGTAAACTTTGAACTACTTCTTCATCAACATACACATATGAGAACATTGGTACATTAATTTCGGCTTTGTGATTTTGTCCATGCTTTTTATTAAATGCTTGTTGTTTTTTATCTAACTGCTTTTTATTTGCTATTGCATTACTTTGTCCAGCGAAGCCAAGTTTCTTAGCCATGTTGTCAACTGATGTTAGGTACTTTTCAATTGCACTCACACGTCCAGTAATTAATCTTTTGATGTCTGGATGTTTATAAAAATCTGGATTATTCTGTTTGTTGTTATAGTAACGATCGAATACTCTATTAACAAAATTTTGTGTCCAATCTTTTAATCTGTCAGTGATAGTAGTAAAACTGAAACCATTCTCACCGGATTGGTTTGTTAACTCTTGTATAATATTTTCTAACTCTTCTGCTTGTCTATCACTTAATCCAAAATAATTATAGCCGTCATCATTATCAGCATGTATAGTATCAGCAAGACCAGGATAGTTATGTAAAAAGTCTTCTTGAGTTGCGTATGCTGAACAATCTGCATATAAGTTATCTAAAGGTTTAATAAGGCTGTGTAAACTATCTATGTATAGTTGTACATCTATGTCTTTGATACGGTCGAGTTCTTCCCAATACTTTCGCATTTTAATTAACATTTTAGATTGGGCATTATCCATATATGAATCGTCCCCTGTCAAATTAGGATTATGTCCTTTTGCAACTGGGTGATTGTAATCTTCAAATTGAGATAATTTTTTAACCAACAGTTTAAATGATTTATCATTTATAGGTTGATTAATTTTAAACCAAGCGCCGTCTCCCCTTGGTAATGAATGGCTATATCTTCCTGCTATTATGGCTTGGTTGAACGTTTTAAATTCTCGTTGTGGGTCGCCACTGCTTAAATCTTTCCATGCCTTCTTAACGTCGTCGACTTCATTATTTGTTAATGCTGATAAAAGTGTGTATGTTTTTTCATCTAACTCTTGTCCACTTTGTATTGCATTCCACATTAGTCCTACTACTTGTTCAACCTGCGGACCTGTCATAAACGATGGAGTTTGTACAACTTGTTTCTTAAATAATCTATCTACGCCATTTTGCAAAGACTGTATTAATGTTTTTTCGTTAGGATTGTTTTCCCCGACATTAATCATATTTCTATTTTTTAGTATGTTAGTACTAAGTTCTTCAAATGATAATTTAAAATCTTTAATAGAATTTCTCAACACACCAATTGCTTTAGCATTGACTGTAGCTCTATTTAAATTTCTATTTAAGTCATAACCTGCCTGTGCAATTGCTACAGAAAAACTATTTTGTGCTCTTTGCAAATATACTGGAGCGGTTTTACTTGGTGCAATAGTGTCTGGTTTAATTACACCTCTTAACGGTTTGTCCTCATCATCTTCAGTAATTTTCTTACCAGTATGAGCTTCATAATCTTTAACGCTCTTTCTCCACTCAGCATCTGCCTTGGGATCACTGTACTTGTTGTACTTGTTTAAATTATTCAAAGATGTTGCAAGTGTATTCATGCTGTCACGATAATTATGTTTGCTGAATAAGTTCTGCAAGACATCAACTAACGGTTGATTGTCATCATCAAATCTACCCTTTGCAAACTCTACATCTGTAGAATCTACTTTATCCAAATTGTTTATCAAACGGAATAATGCCTTTGCATAATCTTTTTTGTATAAGTCTTTCTCATAACCTGCCTGCATTGTGACTGCATAACGCAACACTGCTTTTGCGGCTTTATTAAACTCTTCGTGATAATCTCTACCACCACCAATTCTAAATTCTATTAATTTATTACCAGAATCATTATCAGTTTGATCTTTGAAATGTATGCTGGAAAATTTATTATGATTAATTCCTTTACGTAAAATTTCTTCAATGGCTCGGATTGACTTTGTATTGTTAGGATCTGCTTTTAATTCTTGTGCCGCTTGTTTTAATTTACCCATATGGCTTTTAGCATAACTATTGCCATCTCTGCCAAACGTGCTTAACAAATACTTGTCGCCTAATAATACTGCAAGTTTAACTTCGTTGGCTTCGTGAGCCTGTTTATCTTCTGAATTGTAACTCATGGTCACGTGTAAACCACACGAACCGTTAGTGCCGCCGCCTTGCTCATCAACCCATGTAAACAGTTGCTTCATTTCACCAAGCATTTCTTTAGGTGTGCTATACACTGGACTTATTAATTCTGCACCAGTTCCGCCTTCATTTTCAATACTGCTGTCTGTTTCTACACGCCAAAAGTCTTGATTAGTACCTGCATTAGTGTGGTACTCTCCTGATTGTACCCTATGAAACTGAGATTTGTCGTACGCCCAATCTTCTAACATAGAACCCACAGTGTATACACCTTCGCCATCTTGTCCTGGGTTACTTAAATAAATTCCATGCTCTGATAGAGTAGATCCCCAACTGCCGTATTCGTATCTGGCCCACTCATCCATGTCGTATTCGCTTCTTGCATCATCGTAGGCTTGTTCCATTGCTTCACCACTATCACGAATCTCATCTTTAAGCCATATTTCAAGTTCATCATGATGATGTTCTTCTACTAACTGTCTACCCCAAGCAAGAATATCCCAATCCTCGTATTCTTCTTTGTCCTGATCTTCTAAATCTTCAAGATATTGATCTCTGTATTCTTCGATGTCTGATTCATCCATTTCTTGATCAATGTAATCATTTATGTAAACTTCGTCTTCTACACGACTTTGATACATTTCTTCTACGATGTCGTATTCGAGATCTAATGCTTTATCGCCAATCCATTCGTTATATGCTTCTTCGAGTGTATTGACACTGGACTGACCTTCTTGGTCCTGGACAAATTCCTCAATGTCGGGCCAATAGTATTCATCAACCCAATTTTCATCCTCATCAGAATCGTTTATTTGTTCCCAATATGTTTCTGCTTCGAATCCACATTTAATAGGCATGTCTAATGCTGATGTTATTAACTTTTTGTTGTTGAAATTTATTTCAAATAAATCTTCTTCGCCTTGTTCAAGTAGATTATTTTGTCTAACAAGTCTTTTGATTTTTCTATGTATATGTTGCTTACGTTTGTTTTTAGATAGTATGTTTAATGCCTTACTTTCTTCTATCTCATCTGTGGAGTCAACGTTTACAACATCGTCTGGTTTCATAATGCTAAACTTTTTGGTTGCTGGATGTTGCACAACAACTGCTTCTGGATTATTACCATCTCCTACTGGTGAGGAAACTACTCCTATTACTTGCCCTTTATCGTCTTTGTATTCTGTGCCTACTTGTAAATCTTTTGCTTTTGCTTTTGTTAGTGTAGGTTTATTTGTTGCTGTTGTACTGACAGGTCCTGTTGTAGTAGGACTTGGTGAAGGCTTATTTAATGTAGGACTTACTGCTGGCTTTTTAACTGCACTGGTTGATTTTGCTACAGCACCTGTTTTTTGTTGTGTGACTGGTGTTGCAGGACCTTTGGTCATGCCATATTCTTTAATCACAGTTTGTATAGATCTTAAGTCTTTAAACTTCATTCCAGTTACCTATTAAGCATTTTTAATCTGCGACTTGCAGGATTAAATCTTTTTGTTCTCTGTGCTTTACGCTTCATGCGTGAACCAAACTTTGCTTTAGTTTTTTTAAGTGTTAATCTTTTCTTTAGATCAATTGGTGCTGAACATTGTGCCGCTGTGCTTACTACTCTGCCTTTTCGTCTACCTGAGGTGCATCTCACAGCACGGACTACTTTGTTGCCCATCTTACGCCACACCATTCTTGCTTCAAGAATATTTTCTTCAGTGAGTTGCTCGTATCTCATACACCCATCATCCTCATAAGCAAACCACCTACTGTGGCTAATAATGTTGTTACTGTTAATCCAACAATTGCAACAATCCAACCCTCAAGTTTATTTAATCTTGCTTTGGTATCTTCTTTGAATTCTCTTAATTCAGTTGTGATGTTTTCAATACGCAACATATCAGCAATGATATGAGCTTCAAGATTACCATCCTCAAGATATTTTTTTTCTACTTTACTTTCTGGTTGTGCTTTTCTTGGCATAACAATTTTCTCTTATTATAATAAATCTTGCTTAGTGAATTCCATATTCACTGTATCTTTAGTATCTATAGTACCGCCATTTAATACGATACCATCTAATTCATCTTTAAGTGTATTAATTGTGTGTACGCCTTCTCTTTCAAAAGCAAATTTAAAAATCCAGCCTGCTCCTTCCATACTCGGTGCACCGTAATTTTCTAATAAGTTTTGACCTGTGCCGTTTAGTGCTACTGGGTTATTCATAACTACTGGTTGAGCTCTCAAACCAATAACTTGTACAACACTTTCAAAATCTTTTTGTGTTTCATCTACAAAATCACCTGTTCTGGTGATATCCAATGATGTAAACAATGTATAATATTCAATGTTACTCGATAATACTTCACTGCTACCCATTGCGCCTGTTCTGTCTAATGCCATGTGTGTCTCCGCAATATTGTGTTTCTTTGTACTATTTATCAAAGAAATAAATTTTACTGCAAGAAATTTTATCCATAAAAAAGCACACCGAAGTGTGCTTTTAGATTTGTAAGTTAACTAACTTAGAATGAGGCAACTCCTGCCCATGCACAACCTGTAACACCAAATGCATCTGATGAATCATCAGCAATTGCTGGTCCACCTTCGTATGCAATGTGTACTGCTGTTGCTACGTCTACTACAAAACCAGATATACCAGTTACTGAGTAATTTGCTGTTTGAATAGCGGCAATTAATGCGTCCATTTTTGCTTGAGTCATGTTAGTTGAAACTGTTGCTGTTGCAACATGTAAGTCTCTACCGAAACCGTTTAAGTCTTCTGAGAAACCGTTTACTTTTACCTGTGCCATTGTAATTCTCCTGAATAATGCGGACTTTAAATAAGCCCTATGCATTTATTTATCTTATTTTAGCCAAAAAAAAATCCCCACATAGTGAGGATCTTTAAACATAAATGTTTGGATATTAACCGAATGTTGCGATTAATGTAGTACCTGCGATTGAAGGTGTTGCCGCCGCGCCTTGTACAGCGATGTGACTACCACTTACTAAACCTGATACTGCTACAACTACGAAGCCTTCTACTTGTGCTTCAGTACATGCCGCTTCAACTGTTACTGCTGTTACGTCATCTACTTCTAAGATGTGAGTTGTGCCTACGAATCCGTTTGCCGCTCTAACTGCCGCGTTTGGGTTTGCTTGTGCCATGTTATTCTCCTAAGAAATTAATTAACGCATAAAAATTATGCTGTTACACTTATTTATCAAAAAGTTGTCTTTTAATGGTTATTTATTGTACTTAGACTTGCGGAGTCTGGATATGCCTGTTGTGTTGTCAGCGTCTTTGTACTTAGCGGCACCATGTGCTATGCCTTGTTTAAATCCTTGTGGTGTACCTAAAAC